AACGAAGTCGAGCCGCCGAATGAGGCGATATGGCGCGACCTTCCGCAGTCACGGCATGAGGGTTTCTGGTTCACCGTGGACTCGCTGGCTGAAGAGATTGCGGCGAACTGGCTACTCGACGCTCCGATGTATCGCGGCGACCAGCCTCGCCGCCTCGCCGCCGCCATCATCAAGGCCGCGAAGGAGGCCAGCGAATGACTGACCCGAAGCACCTACATGTGCGGCTCGTGTCGTGGCTCTGGACCCACGGATACTACCGAGCGGCTAGGTATCTGGCCCTTGGGAGGGACATCCCATGACTGACCAGACCCCCGAAGCCCGCCTCGCTGCGGCGCTTGAACGTGAGATGGATATGCACGCGCCATTCGATGATGGGATGCAATGCGACTGCGGCTGGCGCGTCTTTGACGATGGGCACAAGACCTTCAACGCCCACGTAGCAGCAGAGTGCGCCGCCGACCCCACCCTCGCCGCCGACCTCGCGCTGGCGGCAGCGGTACGGGGAGCAATCGTGCAGAACACGTCCATCATCGCCGCCATCGAGGCCGCGAAGGAGGCCAGCGAATGAGCCAGTGGTACACCATCCATTGCGCCGCCTGTCAGGGCCACGACTTCATCGGGCGTCCGTGTCGCGGACGGCAGATACCGCTGCAACCAGACGATGGTTTCTGGTTCACCGTGGACTCGCTGGCTGCGGCGCTGGTCGAAGTCGAAGAGTCGAAACTCGACCCCCGCTGCATCGCTGACCAGTGCGACCACGGCGACGACGACCCGCGCTGCATGGATACATCTCTCGGATGCGGCGATGCCGCCGCCATCATCGAGGCCGCGAAGGAGGCCAGCGAATGAGTAGCAACAAGCCGAAGAAGGTCCACTACTGGGACGTGGGTGACAAGGTCACCAAGTGTGGCCGCGACCCCAGGGTACTGGAGATCCCGGTGACGAACCTCATCAAGTACGTGACCTGTCAGCACTGCCTGACGCCCAACAAGCCCTTCACCGTGTCACCGCTGGCAGAACGATGAGTGAGTTGGTCGGTATGTGGTTCGGCGTCGCTGTCTTCTTCGCGGCCATCAGGTGGCTGGCGGAACGATGAAGAAGACGAACCTGGGTCGACCGAAGGGCGTCGGGAAGTACGAACGCCCGGAGCGGAAGTGGCCCCAGATCAAGCGCAGCGGCAGTAGCGTGGGCGCCTGGTGCTACCTCTGCGACAGCGAACATCGCTGGGAACAGGGCTGCATGAGGAAGAGCGCATGAGGATCTCCATCGACATCCCCGACGAGCTGCATCGCCGCGTCAGGGTCAAGGCCGCAGAGGAAGGCACCACCGTCAGCTCGGTCGTGCGGAGCCAGCTCACGAACTGGGCCATCGGCTCCTGGCAGGAAGCGAAGGAGTACCACGCCAAGGAGCCGGGGGTCCAGATGCACCCTGACCCGGTCATCACGGGTCCACCCCTGCCCCCGGCGAAGGCCCACCGGGCCATCAGCAAGGCCGACCAGGCCAAGGGCAAGAGCCGCAAGTAGTAGACTCCTCAGAGGGTGGCGGATAACGCCACCGCATGGAGGTCTGATCTTGGATGAAGAAGCACAAGCCCACCCTGCTGCGGATGCGGGAGGGCAAGCCGGGGGGCGGGAAGGGGCCACTCCTGTCGGAGGACATCAGCCTGACGGTGACAGGGGTACAGGACGTGCTCTTCACCGACCCACCCACTTCTCCACCTTCAGTGGGGTCGGAGGACTCGATCTCGGACTCGAGCGAGCAGGCTTCAGGACCCTCGCCTTCAGCGAGATCGAACCCTACCCCTCAGCCGTCCTCGCCACCCACTGGCCCGACATCCCGAACCTCGGGGACATCGTCGCCCTCGCAGAACGATACCGTCGGCACGCTGGCGACGAACACGGGGCCGATGGGGCACGACGCGGGGAACCTGATGAGCAACCAGGCGGTGGACGCGGGCTACATCATCCCGACTGGTTCGACGCCGACCTCTGGACCGGAGGCTTCCCCTGTCAAGACCTCAGCATCGCCGGAAGGCGAAAGGGCATGGGGCTCGGGCATGGAGGAACCGCCATCGAAGACACCCGCTCAGGACTCGCCTTCGCCTTCCTCGACCTCCTCGAGTCAGCTCTCATGGCTGGACGAGGCCCCACCTACGTCCTGCTCGAGAACGTGCCAGGGATATTCAGTTCCCATGGAGGTCAAGACATGGCGGCACTCCTCGCCGCGTTTGTCGACCTCGGGTATGGCATTTGCTGGAGGACTCTGGACGCGAGATACAGCGGAGTCCCTCAACGGCGTCGAAGGGTGTTCATCCTTGGCGTGCGAGTGCAGGATGACGACCCTGACGGACATCTTGCAGCCGAGCGTGCCGCAGAGATACTCGCTCTCACCGCGAGCCGCTGCGGGCATTCTGCGAAGGGCCTCTCGAAGGGGTCGCGAACTCCCTATGCATCTCCAGGAGGCGCTGGAGAGGACAGTGACTACGTCCACCAAGCCGTCAGCGCCAAGTGGTACAAGGGCACCGCAGGACCAGCAGGAGACGAGCACCACAACCTCGTCGTCCGTGAGGCGGCTGACCCCGGTGGAGACGGAGAGGCTGATGGGCCTGCCGGATGGCTTCACCATCGCGAGGGGGTGGAAGAGCAGGCCTACGGCCTCTCAGAGAACCAGCGGGGGGAAGTCAACCTCACTGACTACAGCCGACAGGTCACGACCGGAGGGGGCAAGCCCGGACAAGGCTACCCAGCCGTCTTCTCCATCGTCCCCGAAGGAGGCCAAGGGGCCGACCTCAGGGCCTCCGAAGTCGAAACCTCGCCGTCGGTCACCACGGAAGACGCCAAGCAGTCAGACCGAGGCGTGAGGGTGGCCTACATCAAGAAGACCCGCCCTCATGGCCCCGATGGAGACGAAGGGGTGGAAGAGCAGGCCTACGGCCTCTCAGAGAACCAGCGGGGGGAAGTCAACCTCGTGACCGACATGAGGGGCGAAGAGGAGGCCCAGACGCTCCGTGGCTTCGGCCACGGTTGGCAGGGCCAGCAGAACGACACCAATGCGGTCTACATCAAGAAGAGCCGTCCTCGCGGCCCTGACGGCCTCGATGAGCGGTGGGACACCGACGAGGTGTCACCCACCCTCAACGACTTCGACAACAGCGACACCAGGGCTGTGACCCTCGTCGCGCCCACCGTCAACAGCAACAAGGGTGGCGGCTGGCGCATGGACGCTGACCAAGCAGAGTCCCTCGTTCTCGGCGGCGAGGGGGGCGAAGACCCGCTCCTCCCTCCTGGGCTGGACTCGAACAGGTATCGGGCCTGTGGGAATGCCGTGGTGGTGAATGTGGCCGAGTGGATCGGGCGCCGACTGATGCTCGCAGTGGAAGGGAAGATCTGATGGTAGAAGCGCCAGGAACACAACAGCCGTGGACGGTGAAGGACCCGGAGGACTACGCGGTCCAGTTCGCCCTCGGGCCACTGGAAGTACTCCTCCGCGTCGGCCACCGACGCCTGGAGCGCAGGCAGCGGTGCGCCCACTGCGGCAACCGCCGTGTCTGCTTCGTCGTCGGCGTGGGCGACATCGTCACCTCTCCCCCCTCATGCGCGAAGTGTGCGGGCCTGCGGCGATGAGCAAGAACATCGAGATGCCGCTCATCGGCATGAAGATCACCCTATGGACGAGGGAGATGGCCTTCAAGCCGAAGGACTTCACGATGGGGGAGGAGATCACCCTCGAGACGGAGTTCGGCTACTACCGGGCCGAAGTGATCGGCATCGCCTCTTTCGGCCCTGAGGTCATCGTCAAGGCCAAGGGGAGCAGGCCGTGAGCATCGAGCTGTACCGCGAGGGTCTGCCCCGCGTCGAGATCAACTCTCCGGCCATCACCAGCCGAGAGGGCATGCTCGTGGGGCTGGTCGAGTCCGACGACCACGTCGCCGCCATCCTGATGACGGAAGACGGCCAACTCACGCTGGCCGCTCTCTCCGACTTCCGCATCCAGTTCCACTACGACGTGGAGAAGGACGACTGGGTGGACGAGCACGCCCAAACAGACCGGGAGTAGCGGGGTGGTCTAGTCGGGGTGTACGCTTTCTGGTACAACTTATACAGGGTCCATCTTCCTGGCGGCTCCGTGGTGTTTCTGGCCTGACCTCCATCGGCACCTCGTAGAGCAGTCGGAAACCCCGAACGGTCGGGCTGGCTCACCCCCTGAGTCGGCCCGACCGTTTTTTCATGTCTGGAGGCTGAGTGAAAGACCTCACGGCCACGACTTCATTCGCCACGACCCACCGGGACGAGGCGGAGAGCGCCTACAAGCACGGTCACACGTTCTTCATCACCGTCACCGAGATCGGTGAGCCGACCGCCCTTCTGGAAGCCCTGGAAGAGGTCGCTCAGGAACTTCACCTCCACGATCTCGATGACATGCTCGGCGTCCCCCAGACGCTCGAGTCCCTGGCTGCGTGGTTCATGGAGCGCCTGCTCATCAACCACCCTCGCCTCCAGAGGACCGAGATCTGGGTGGCCGACCAGCCTGATGTGCGCGTGGGCCTGTCGCGGGAGGTTCGCCAGCGATGAGTAACAAGCGGCACGACTACGACGCCCTCGAGCGGGAATACGTGTCTGGGGACATGAGCCTCCGGCAACTCGCCAAGGACCACGGCATGTCCCACTCCCTGATCATGACCAAGTCCATGAAGGAGAAGTGGGCGGAGAAGCGGGAGCAGTTCCGCGACCGCTCCTCGGAGTCAGCCATGACCTTCATGGCTGACCGGCAGGCCTACCGGATCAGCCGCGAGATGGAGCTCAAGGACAAGGCCATCGATGTCATCGAGCAGGCCCTCGACAAGCTCAGTGAAGACATGTCCGCGACAGAGAGGCGCCTCGTCAATGACGAGTTCGTGGAGGTCCCCGTCTACCGGCTCCGCCCAGCCGACCTCGTGCCCCTGCTGGATCGCCTCCAGGTGATGTTCGGCAAGCCGTCCCACATCTCGGAGGAACGCAACCTTGGTGTCAACGTCGATGCAGGACCCCTCGAGCCAGATGCCCTCAGGGCCTTCATCGAGGCTACTCGAGGCATCGGGCCTCTCGGTGGAGCATCTCAGTCAAGCCCGCTCCCACGCACTGATCGAACTCGCAAGAACTGACGGCCCGGAGGCGGTCTTCGCCTACGGTGAGTACGTCTTCGGCTACGAGCCAGCACGGCACCACAAGGACATGATCACCTCCGTGCTGGAGGCCATCTACGACCGCAAGCACACCGTCTACCTCCTGCCGCGAGGCGGCGCCAAGACGACATGGGTGAACACCATCCTGAGCTCCTGGCTCATCGGCAAGTTCCCCGACATCCGCCTCGGCATGGTGTCGAATACCGACACCCAGGCCAAGGACTTCAGCCGGGGCATCAAGTACACCATCGAGGCCAACCCGGCCCACCGGGAGATCTTCCCCGACTCCGGTCCCAGCACCGGCAAGTGGACCGACAAGGAGTGGCTCGAGAAGCGGTCGAAGTGGCACGGCTCCAAGGATGTGACGCTCTTCGCCGTCGGCGTCGGCGGGGCCATCATCAGCAAGCGTTTCGACCTCATCCTGATGGACGACATCCTCGATGAGGAGAACACCAACAGCGTGGACGCCCGCGAGAACGTCGAACGCTGGTTCAAGATGACCCTCAAGCCCTGCCTGGCCCCAGACGGGGCCACGGTCGTGGTCGGCACCCGCTGGGCCGAGGATGACCTCTACGAGCAGTTCATGGACCCCATCCACGAAGGTGGCTTCGGGTGGGACTCCCACGTCGTGTCGGCCATCCAGGAAGACGAGAAGGGCGACATGGTGTCCTACTGGCCCGAGTACTGGCCCCTCGACCGCCTCCTCCGCGAGAAGGAGGAGATGGGCAGCGCGATGTTCGCCTGCTCCTACCAGAACGACATCAGCGGCCTGCTCGAGGGCAACATCTTCCATGGTCCCTTCGACCACTTCGACACCCTCCCAGAAGGTGGGCGGTTCCTGCTGAAGATGGGCGTGGACCTCGCCTCATCGGTGCGCGAACGCGCTGACTACACCGCCCGCGTCGTGACCGCCGAGGACATGGACACGGGTGACTTCTACGTCCTCTCCGCCTACCGCGACAAGCGGGAGTCGCACCACGCGGAGTTCATCTACGACGGCTGGCTGGCCTACCCCGACATCGACCTGGTCATCGTGGAGAACAACCAGTTCCAGTCCACGCTGGTGCAGGAAGTCATGGAGACATACCCACGCATCCCCATCGAGGGCAAGAAGGCCGACCAGGACAAGACGACCAGAGCGAGGGCCGTGGCCGCGAAGTACGAAGGCCACAAGGTGTTCCACCACAAGTCCCTCGATGGCACCGAGTTCGAACGTGAGTTGCTCTCGTTCCCCAAGGCCCACGACGACATGGTCGACGCGCTGGGCTACTCGATGGACCTCGGCGGGGACACGTTCTTCTTCGGCAGCCTGAGAGGGAGGTGATCATGTCAGACCCGATCCGCGAGTACGTCGAGCTGGAGTTCCGTGACGGCGACCGTCAGGTCCCCGACTATCTCGCTGACATGATGCGGGGCATCAAGACCCACACCATGACCTACCAGCAGGCCATCGAAGCCGCCAACAAGAAGGTCGAGTCCGACCTCCTCAACGCCAAGCAAGACGATGTCCTTGCGGCGCACTTCAAGGGGCTGCGCTAATGGGCCTGATCTCGAACTTCCTCACACGTTCATACCGTACGAGCCCGAAGAACCTCCCACCGGGAGGGACCGCTGCCCTGATGATGCAGAGCAAGGGCAAGGTCGCCAAGGCGTCGGTGGGCCTCTTCCGCAACTGGTCCGAGCACTCCGAGTGGATCCGGGCCGTGACCAGCGTCCGCAAGTCACAGGTGAGCTCGGCTGAGTGGGACATCGTCCCCTTCAACCACAAGAAGCCCTACGACGAGCGCCAGATGCAGCAACTGCGCGACCTCTTCGACCGCCCCAACCCGATGGTCGAGTCGTTCCGCTCGTGGGTCGAGCCGATCATCGAGGACATCCTCATCCTCGACGCGGGGACCATCGAGAAGGAGCGCACCTTCGGTGGCGGACTCGCTGGCCTCCACGCCGTCGATGGCGGGAAGGTCAAGGTCAGCACGCTGTGGGACGGTGACCCTGACGAGCCTCGCTACTGGTGGGTGCCGCATCCCCAGTACGAGGTGCCCTTCCGCAACGACGACATGGTCTACATCATGGCGAACCCCAGGACCTACTCCGTCCTGGGCCTTTCTCCGCTCGAGACGCTGAAAGAGACGATCGACGCGGAACTCTCCGGCTCCCTCTACAACCACCGACAGGTCACGCAGGCCGCACCAGACGGCATGCTCGACCTGGGCGAGGGCGCACGCCCTGAGAAGGTGGAGGAGTTCAAGTCCTACTGGCTGCACGAGGTGGCCGGTAAGGGCGCGATGGCGTTCATCGGTGGCACCAAGGGGGCGAAGTTCGTCCCCTTCCGGTCCAGCAACCGAGACATGCAGTACAACGAGTGGCTCGAGTACCTCGTTCGCAAGATCTGTGCGGTCTACCTCATCTCCCCGCAGGACATCGGCATGTCCTTCGACATCAACCGGTCGGAGGGCGAGGTCCAACAGGAGATGACCGAGGACCAGGGTCTGCGACCACTACTCGCACTCGTGCAGGACTACTTCACCCGTGAGGTGGTCTGGGACAAGTCACTCGGAGGCCCCGAGAACAACCTCGCGTTCCGCTTCACCCGGCTGAACATCAAGGAGTCCATGTCAAAGGCCAAGATCAACGATCTGGCGCTCGCAGGCATGCCTTACAAGTCGGTGAACGAGGCGAGGATCGATGAGGGCCGCGCCCCCATCGGGGACGCCGACGACGAGTCCAACCCCTTCAACAAGCTCATGGCGAACACGCCTCCGGGCCTCGTCTTGCTCGAGGACATCCCGACGGCCCGCGAAGTGAGCATCCCCGAACCCGCTCCAGCAGAGGGGCAGTCTACGGACTCATCCTCATCTCCCGGTCAGCGGGATAACTGACAGGAGAAGAACCAGCCATGGCTGCAACACTCGTCTTGAGGGTGTCCACCGGCTCGACGCCTGACGTCGCTACGGTGACGGGCATCGACCTCATCTCTGCCGACAACTCGACCAACTCGCTGGCGAACCGGCAGGCCAACCCGATCACCGTCGGCACCAACTCCTACGAGAAGTGGGTCCGCCTGATGATCACCGCCACCCCTGCCAACTACGTGCAGAGTTTCAAGGTGTGGTTCAACAGCACGGTCGATACCTCGACCACGCTGAACTTCACTGGTGCCTACGTCGCGTACCAGGAGGGCACCACCGCCGTTTCTACCATCGCCAACGTCAACGCCACGACCTACGACTCTGGTAACAAGGCCGTGTGGGACAACGACTCCTACACCAACACCAACGACGTCACCAAGCACCTCGTGATGCAGCTCGCGGTCGGGTCCGATGCCTCCCCCGGCAACTGGACCCAGCAGACCGTGAACTACTCGTACGACGAGGCATAGTCATCCGGGGGTCAGGCCCAGTCCTGACCCCCTACACTTCATGCCAGGAGGGCAGAGATGAAGCACGTCCTTGTGACCGGCGGCAACGGGTTCATCGGTCGGTACGTCGTAGAGGAGCTCGAGAACCATGGCTACGTGGTCACCGTCTTCGATCGTCACACCTACCACACACACCCCACGATTTCCCTCCCCTACAACACCGGACAGGTCTTCGGGGACATCAAGGACGCCACCCTCGTCAACGACGCCGTCGCCCATGTGGACGGAGTCATCCATCTCGCGGGAGTGCTTGGTACACAGGAGACGGTCGCGAACCCGATCCCTGCTGCTGAGACGAACATCCTCGGGGGGATGAACGTCCTGGAAGCCTGCGCCCAGTACGACGTTCCCTTGGTCAACATCGCCGTCGGCAACTGGTGGATGGCTTCCCCCTACTCCATCACCAAGAACAGCGTCGAGCGGTTCGTGGAGATGTACACGCGCTTCCGTGGTTCTGCCTTCACCACCGTCAGGGCGCTCAACGCCTATGGTCCGCGCCAGGTGGCGTTCGCTCCCTACGGACCCTCTCGCGTCCGCAAGATCATGCCCTCGTTCATCTGCCGCGCCCTCGACGGCCTGCCCATCGAGGTCTACGGCGACGGCGGTCAGATCATGGACATGATCTACGTGGATGACGTGGCTGAGATCCTCGTCCGCGCTCTGGAGATGACCGACGAGAAGGGCGCCCAGCCCACCTTCGAGGCCGGCACAGGCCGCAAGACCACCGTGAACATGATCGCGGAGGAGGTCGTCAGCAACATCCCCGGTGCGACCATCGAGTATCTGCCCATGCGCCCCGGAGAGGACGAGCACGCAGTCGTGCTGGGCGACCCCGACACGCTTGCGCCGCTGGCCCTCGACCACATGCTCACGCCGATGGAGGATGGCGTCCGCGTGACCGTGGACTACTTCAGGGACTACCTCGCGGGGACCTACCGATGATCGTCGACGTATTCGAGTACCACAACGAGATCGAGATGCTCAAGGCCAGGGCGTATGAACTCGACGGCCTCGTGGACATGCACGTCGCGGTCGAAGGCAACATGACCAAGTCCGGTCGGCCTCGCAAGTACGCCCTCAAGGGCGACGAGATCCCCAACCTCCGGGTCGTCCAGGTGGATCTCACCGACGTTTCTGATGTCACCCTGGACTACGACATCAACAAGACCATCCAGCGTCCCGGCTACACCCCCAGCGTCTACAAGTACGCTGACAACTGGAAGCGTGACCGGAAGCAGCGTGAGGGTGTCGGCCTTACCATCTCCGCCCTTCCCGACGACGCCATCATCCTGTATGGCGACGTGGACGAGATCCCCCGGCGCTCCGTGGTGGAGGCGTTCGATAGCCCAGTCGTCGGCCTGTTGCGCCAGGAGTGCCTGATCTACGACTTGCAGTGGACCGGAGGCCAGATCTGGGAGGGCACGACCATCGGGACCAAGGCAGCGTATGGAGATGCCTCCTTCGCTCAGGTGCGGGAGGTTCGTGCCCAGAAGTACCCGCATATCGTGGACGCCGGCTGGCACCTGACCTGGTTCGGCGGTCGCAGGGCCGTTCTCGCCAAGGTGAAGGTGAACGCCCACGGGGAGATGGCAGAGGATCTCGATGTCCTGACCGAGCAATACGACAAGCACATCTGGCCGGGTGGCACCATCCAGTTGTGGAAGTACGGGGGCGATGTGCCCAGATATGTCGAGGACGGCCTACAGCCCGCCGTATGGGACGACCGTGAGGCGAAGAAGTGAGGGTCCTCGTCACCGGCTCGTCCGGGTTCATCGGCGGGCACACCGTGGACGCCCTGCGCGACAACGACCACACGGTCAGAGGCTGCGACAAGAAGGACGGCAGCGGCTGGGACCTGACCATCCCCGGTATCGCGGCCACGGTCATGGGCGGGTGTGAGATGGTCGTCCACCTTGCGGCCACCTGTTCGACCCCCGGCTCGGTCACCGACCCGATGACCACGTTCAGGGATACCGTCGTCAGCGCCGTCAACGTCCTCGATGCTGCTCGCGTCGGTGGCATCCCGGTCGTGCTGGTGACCTCCGTCAAGGCCCGCGACGGCATGACACCCTACGGCGCCGCCAAGCGCATGGTCGAGCTCTGGGCAGAGGAGTACCGCAGTGCCTACCAGTTCCCGGTCACCGTCGTCCGTCCCGGCACCGTCTACGGCCCCGGCCAAGAGGGTAGCCCCGACAGCGGCTGGATCGCGTGGTTCCTCAAGGCCAAGGAAGAGAACCACCCGGTCGTCATCAGCGGCGCTGGCGACCAGACCCGCGACCTTCTCCACGTCACCGACATGGCACGCCTGCTCACTCGCATGGTGGAACACTTCGGAGACTTCACTGGTTCGACTTGGGATGTCGGTGGTGGTGTGAAGAATGCCGTGACCGTCCACCAGATGGCGGACTACCTTGGACTCGACTACACCTTCGGCCCTCCGCGCTACGGTGACGCTGCGTCCTACATCGGCAAGGACTCCGTACCCGGCTGGGAGCCGCGCATCGAGTGGCGTGACGGGATCAACCGCCTGACCTGATGCTGACCGACCTCCTGCCTACGGCCATCCTCGTGCCCTCGCTGAACCGCCCTCAGAACATCGAGCGGACAGCCGCGAGCATCCACGACAACACGCCCGAGGAACACTTCATCCTGTGGTGCGTGAGTGATACTGAGTCGAAGGTGGTCCTCGACCGGCTCGAGGAGTGGTATCTGGACGACTCGGACTGGGAGGACCGCCGCTACGTCACCCGCATGAACCGGCTCCTCTCCTACATCGAGGACGCGGAGACGGTGTTCTTCGGCTCCGACGATGTCCTCCACCACGACCTCTGGCTTGGGCATGCCCTGAAGGCGCTCGATGAGAGCGGGAAGTCGGTGGCGATCGTGAACGACCTCCACAACGTGGCTGGCACGCAGGCCGTGGTCAGGACGAAGTACCTCCAGAGGGCGGTCTTCGATGAGCCAGCCCTGGCCTTCCACCCCGGCTACGAACACAACTTCGCGGACAACGAGATGTTCTTCTGGGCCGACAAGCAGGGCGAACTCATCAGGGTCCGTGAGTCGGTCGTGGAGCATCTGCACCCGCTCTTCGGGTCCACGAACGCCGACCCCTGGGACGAGGTCTACAAGGACTGCCGTGAGAGCTACTGGCGTGACCAGACCCGCTTCAAGGAACGCTATAAGGAGATGTCACAGTGAAGTACCCGTTCAGGGAGAAACTTGCTTTCGACCGTGACACCACACTCAGGCAATACTGGAAGGCTCGCTTGCGGCTCCATCACTTCGACACCTACAGGGGCCTGCCCATGGCGAAGATGCCTGAGGATCTGCGGACCTACGAGCATGTCATCTGGGCCACCCAGCCGAAGGTCATCGTGGAACTCGGCTCGGGCGGCGTGGGGGCTAGCGGGCTGTGGTTCGCTGACCGGCTCGATGCCCTCTGCGGCGGCGGCAAGGTCGTTTCCATCGAGGTGACGCAGGCGCCAGAGTTGCAGGACCCCCGGATCACGTTCCTCCATGGCGACCTGACCGAGCAGGCCCAGGCCGATGAGATCAAGCGCCTGGCTGGGGATGGGCCAGTGATGGTCGTGGAAGATAGTCGGCATGACTACGACACCACCCTCGCGGCCCTGCGCCTCTACTCGCCCCTCGTGCAGGAGGGCCAGTTCTTCGTGGTCGAGGACACCATCGTGGATGAGCCTGACCTCACCATCTTCGGTGACCATGGGGTCACGCCGGCCATCGACGCCTTCCTGAAGGAAGAGCCGCGCTTCGTGCGCCAGAGCCTCGACCTCTACGGGGTCACGATGCACATGGGCGGATGGCTCCAGGCGGTGAGCGGATGAGCATCCCCGTCTTGGCCTTGCCTATCCTCAACCGCTACGACCTCGCCTACAAGATGATGAAGTCTGTCGACGTGGAGGTGGACCGCTTCTACATCGTGGACAACGGCAACGGGTGGGAGTACGGCAAGCCCAACTGGGCCAAGGAGATGCACGTCTGCCGCCCAGGCGCGAACCTGGGCTGGGGAGCCGCGCTGAACCTTACGTGGAAGGCCAACTTGCAGGCTCCTTGGATCTTCTTCGTCAACTCCGATGTCGAGTTCGCCCCCGGCGCCCTCGCCAGGGCGGAGGAAGCCATCTGGGGTGACCTGGGTCCAGCAGTCGTCTTCCTCGCGGGCTACAGCGCCTTCGGCGTCAATGACAAGGCCATCGAGAAGGTCGGCTTCCTGGACGAGCATTACCACCCCTGCTACTGCGAGGACAGCGACTGGGACGCGAGGGCCAAGCGGATCGGAGGGGTGACCTTCCATGAGCCGCAGACAGGCACCCTGCATGTAGAGGGTGGCAGCGTGACCATCAAGGTCGCTGGCACCCGGAATGACAGCACGTATCCTAAGAACGTCGCCTTCCACCGCGAGAAATGGGGAGGTGACCCTTGGTCAGAGAAGTACCCTACCCCGTGGGACCAGGGTGGCGATCCCAGCGTCACGACGGCCCCCAAACTGAGCAGGCTTAGGTCGCTAGCGTGGTGACCGGCATTAGCAGAGAGGTGTACCGATGGCTGTAACCATCACTCCTACTCCCGCCTCCGGGTCGGTCGTTGCCAAGAAGACGGCTGTCCGGTTCGACATCAGCGGGGGCGACCCCAACGATGAGGCGAACTTCGACGCTGACATCTACCCGACCAGCCCCGAGTTCCGCTACGTCCTGACGATGGTCGAAGACGGGACCGAATACGGTCGGAGTCAGGTCTTCGGCGTCACCCCCGATGGGGCCTTCCAGTTCAACAACTACATCTTCCCCCACGCTGGTACGTGGACGTGCCAGCTCTACGACGTGACCGATGGCTTCACCGCCGCCGCGAACGCCGCGACCGTCGTCGTTTCCTGACGATGAAGTCACTCGAACCTAAGGCCCGCCGACCGAAGCGGGCCGGGAGCGTAGACGGCATCGACATGCAGCGGTACGAGGCCCCGGTCCCAGCCGGGGCTTCTCGTTGTGTGGGGACCATCGCCATCTGCTGCCGAGGCACGGTGTCGGCACCCACGGCCATCAGCCTGATGATGACCCAGCGGGCGAAGTTCCTGAAGCCGAATGAGTACATCAAGACCTACATCGTCGTGGGCAGCATCCTGACCTTCCAGCGCAACCAGTGCGTGCGCGACTTCGAGGGCGACTGGCTGCTCTTCATCGACTCCGACATGACCTGGCAGGCGAGCGACATCGAGACACTCATCGAGACGAGGGAGAAGTGGGATCTCGACATGGTCGGTGGCCTCTGCTTCCAGCGTTCGGAGCCCTATCAGCCGACCCTCTACAAGCATGCGCCCGACAGCGCCGATGCCTACACCTTCCTCGAGAAGTGGCCCGAGGACTCGGCCCTGGAGGTGGACGCCACAGGCATGGCCTTCTGCCTCATCCACAATCGCGTCTTCGACCGCATCACCCAGCAGCAGGGGGGCTTCGAGTTCCCCGACTTCGAAGAGCGGCAGAAGTACGTGCCCATCACGTTCTTCCGCTGGGAGGACCGCTGGGGAGAGGACTTCCGTTTCTGCCGCGAGGCCAAGGCCTCCGGCTCCCGCATCTTCGTGGACACCTCGGTGAAGCCGGGTCACATCGGTGACCAGCTCATCACCGAGCGCAGCTTCTGGCAGGGCATCGCCCACCGCGATCCGGCGAGCCAGGAGTTCCGCGAGAAGGTGCTCGAGGCCCTCGATGAGGAGGCCCTGACGAAGGAAGAAGCCATCAAGCGATTGGAGCCGTGGCATGACGCAGACTGACGAAGAACAGGTCCACCCGGTCACCGAGCGGATGAAGGCGGAGCTCACGGAGGTCCGCGACGACAAGCCCAGTCAGGAGGGCTCCGCTTGGAAGGGGGCATCACCCTTCTTCCTCGTCTTCGAACGCGGCCCCTCCGACAACATCGGCATCGACATCGATGAGGGCGGCTGGATCGCCACGAACAAGGACCTCTTCCGCGCCCCAGGCGTGTGGCTGCTGATGCAGAAGGCCCCCACCAGACCCATCTTCGCGGTGGTCCTGGAGGAGGGCGACCAGTTCTTCTTCGTCAAGCACCACACCGGCAACCTCATGGCCGGGAGCGAGGTGATCTCCTACGGCATGGGCAAGAAGCAGGCTGACGGCACCGAGGTCAAGCTCTGGCTCCTGCCCAACGGCATGGTCTGTGGCGGAGAGGGCGACGTGGACTTGCTGGCATCGCGTATGCTGGGACCACAGCAGCGCCCTTGATGGCCTAGCGCCAGAGGCAGCAGCCGCCGGATACCACCGGCAGATCGGGGATACAACCCCACATGGCCCTCCGCACCATCCGCCCCGTCTCCTTCGCAGACGGGCTTGCCTACGCGGAATACGACTACGACGATGGCACCGGCCAGATAGTCGCCGTGCGCGGCGTCAACGATGGCGCACGCGACATGACCGTCAGCGTCCGAGGCACGGCTTCCTCTGGCGTCCAAGCGAACGGGGTGGACTACTCGTACACCTTCGCGGCAGGGTCTGGCGTGACCGAGTGGGCCATCCCGCAGGGCCAGCGCAAGCGGTTCGACCTCATACCTGATGGCGGCGACCCCGGACGCCCCGACTACTACCCGACGCTGGCCGGTCTGGTCATCGAGGCGGGCTACTGATGGCATCCCCGACCGTCGCTACTACTACTTCGCTGTCGCAGACCGGCGCCCTGGACATGTACGTCAACATTCCGACTGGCCTTGTTGACGGCGACCTACTAATCGTTGGAGTTCTCACTAACGACACGGGGACATCATCCATCCTCAGTACCGGCTGGACGACTGCATGGGCGGAGGTGAGAACCGACTCTGTCGTTGGTGGTGGGCGCATCACCGTTTGGTCCAACACCTGGCGGACTGGCGATCCGACCGGCGTAGGCAACCTCCGCATCGACACTCCAGACTCTCAATCTTCGGTAGTCGCCCTTCGGGTTACTGGAGCAGATGACACAACTCCTGTCATTGGCTCCATCTCGTCCAGCTCTTCTTCAGGGGGTGCCCCGAACCCGGGGCCGGTAGCATCACATGCATCGGTCGAGATGGTAGTTGTTGCCTTCGGCGGTGGCGACGGCAAGGGCAACTCCTTCACTGCCCCGACCAACTACACGATGGAGGCCCAGAACTCCACCAGTAACGATGGTGCTGCTGCTAACTCCAGCATCGGCGCTATTAGTCGGGAGTTGACCTCTACCTCCGACGACCCCGGAGCGTTCGGTGGCAGCACCACGAGCGGTTACTGGCTTGCAGCTACGCTCGACATCCAAGCCCCGACAGGCCCGACCTCGGTCCCCGGCTCCTTCACCGCAAACGCGGTCATCGAAGCGCCGCAGACCGGAAGCCTGACCGCCGACGCGGTCATCATCGATGCCTACGACGAACTGATCATCGGAGAGTCCGGGTTGCAGGCGTATCTCCCGATGTGGGAGACGAGCGGCACCACCATCGAGGACATCGTCGGCACCTACGACGGAACGCCCAACGGCGGATACACGCTCGATGAAGCTGGCATCCCTGCTGGCGGCAAGTCTATCCGCCTTACAAGCGCCTCCAACGGCTACATCCTGCTCGACGGCTCTCCTGCCCTCGGTGATGGTCCGTTCTCGCTGGAGATGTGGATCAAGCGAGCCAGCATCAGCAACAGCCTGAACGAGGCTATCTGGGGCAACGATGCGAGCGGTCCTGCTGGGTTCGCTACGGCAGCGACCGGCGGCGGCGGCGGCGGCTCGTCCGTTGATGAGATCGTGGCGTGGTTCACGGGTGGCGAGT